CGCCGCTGGCAAGCTCGATCACGACCCCGGTGCTGTCGATACCCCAGTTAGTCGACGGGTTTGCTTTCACGAAGATCGGGCCAAGCGAGTGCAGAGCACCTACAGCTACGTTGTGCGCCATGTTCACGTCGCCAGTTGCTAGGCTGAAGTTGAATGGGCGCAATCCGTTGAAGCCGCCGTCCGCGTCGTTTGCGTCGGTTGTCAAGAGGTAGAAGGCATCGGCGTCCTGGTGGTACAGCACGCCGCGTCCGCCGTTTTTCAGGCGAAGGCTCGAACCCGTGAACGATGGGGATGCAAGCGGCGCCTTGGCTCCAAGCTCGTTCGCAAGACCTGTAACTTGGCCGATGGCAGGCTGGTAGCCGGCGTGGAAGATGGGATACGAATTGGCTCCCATTGACCAGCCGCCAACCTTCCAGATGTTGTCGGTGTCGATGCCGAAGAAAGATGCGAAAACGCCCGGACGGTGAAAGCTGGCTACTGCTGCGCCTGCGGTCAGGCCGCTGCCCCGCGCCTGTAGTTCAACGCCGGTTCCTGCGCCAGCCATAGCGGCAATGCTTGTAGAAGCTGCGCCGCTGCGCGCTATTGTGGCGCTCTCAAATGTGGCAGAACCGCTAAAGGTGTTCGAGCCGTTGAATCCGACCGCGCCGAGAAACGTGGTCGGTGCACCGAATACGAGCGATGTGACACTCATGCCGGTACGTGTTGCCGTAAACACGGTTTCCCCCGACGCCGTATATGCGTCGTTGATGGTCCGCAACTGGAGTTGCTTGCCGGTGGCTATCAAGTCCCAGCGTTTGCTGTCCACGGCTGCTGCGTCCGACGACTCAATCCGGTAGCCGTTGCCGTTTGCACGGAAGGCGGCGAGGCTGTCGATGAAGCCGTTGGCCGTGAAGTCGCCATTGATCGACTGCGCCGTGTCGTTGCGCAGGAATTTGGACGCAGGCACGTTGCCCAGCGCACTGGCGTTCGCCGCCGTGCCGCCGATAGACTTGCTGGCGTCGGAGGTGTTGTCCGCCAGCCCCAGGCCCACGTCTGCCTTGGTTGGTTTGTTCGCTTCGGTATAGAGCGCGTAGGCGTTGGCTCCAGCCGAAAACCCGCCGAACTTCAGCTTGTTGTCGATGTCGAGTCCGAAGTAAACCGCGTACTGATTGGGTCGGTGGAACAGCATGTAGGCTGCGTCACCAACTCCACCTGCACCCACCACCTCCACCGTCGTGGTACTGCCACCCGCTATCGAACCGACACTGGGGACCGCCTTCAACCCACCCGTCATGGCGCCGCCAGAGAGTGGCAGTCGTGCGTTGATCGCGGTCGCCTGCGCCGTGCTTACCGGCTTGCTCGCGTCGCTGGTGTTGTCCACCAGCCCCAGGCCCACGTCCGCCTTGGTTGGCTTGAAGCCCTGGTGGTAAATCTTCGAGGTGCCAGCCGTCTCGGTGAAGTTGAGCGAGAAGGCGCGGAAGGCGCCACCGTTCTCGAAGAACTGCAGCAGGCCGTCTCCCACCAGCTCCAGCACCACGTTGCCGGCCAGCGTCGAGGTGGGCGGCTTCTCGAACTGGAACTCTCCGCCCTGGGTGCCAAGCCCTGCCTCGAACAGCGTCGAGTTGGGCAGGCGTGCTGCGTCCGCGCTCAGTATCTCGCTGATGATCCCGTTGATTTCAACGAGCGGCCGGCGCAGCGCCATAGGTTACGCCTTGGTGATGGTCGGCTGCGGCTCGAAGTTAATCGCCGTGGCGCTGATTGCCAAGCCCAGGCGCTGCACCACGTTGCCGGCCGCTTGTGGTGCGGTGCCCGTGGCGAGCCCAGCCGTCGTTGACAGGAACACGTTGCCCGGCGTCTGGCCGGTGACGGCGGTGTTGGTGCCCTCGAAGTACACCGTGGCCTGCGCGGCGGCTGCAGCCCCTGCAATCACGAAACCGTGCGCCTCCTTGCCTGCGGTGGTGGCGTCGGCCTTGCGGACCTTGGCGCCCGTGCTGTTGTGCAGGTTCACGAAGTCGCCCGCGGCCAATGCCTCGCTCGTGGTGATGCTGGCCGTGTCCGCCCCGATGCCGGTGGGCATCATGGTGCTGTCGATCTTGCCGGCGCCGTCGAGCTGCACGACCTTGCCCGCATCGCCCGCGCCCGCGCTCGTGGCCTTGGCGTTGACGATGCTGGCGTCCAGCACGCCAGCTGCGTTCAGAGCCGGGATGCGGTCGGCGTCGGCGGCTCCTGCGCTGGTGAGCGCCGCGGCTTCCTCCGTGAGCGTGCCGGCGATTTCCCGAATGAACTTCTTGATGGATGCGAGTGCCATGGTAATGATCCTTTAGGCGAGTGCCAGCGGCTCGCGCAGGCGAATGAATACGGTTGTGGCTGACAGCGCGACACCCAGAACCTGCTGGTGGCCGACGACGGGCTTGATCTGCGTGAGCACGCCGGTGGAGCCAAGGTAGACCGGAGCGAATGGCGTCCAGCTCCAGCCCGCTTCCTCCATGCGACCCAGGGCCAACAGCGACACGCTAGTACCAACAGCAGCTGCGCCGGTGGTGATTCCCGCGATACGCCCGATGTGCGTGGGGTCGGAGCGGTCAGCGTAAAACGCCCGGCCGTCGGCGTCCTGCACCACGGCGCGGTGGCCGCCCAGCGCCTCTCCAGCCACGACCACCAGACCCGCAGTGCCGGCTGGCCCAGGTATGCCCTGGATGCCCGGCGGCCCCTGAGGTGCGGCGCTGATAACTTCCACCCGGTAGACCGTCTCCGTGGAGATGCTGCCATCGCCCTGCGTGATGCGCTCCACCGTGGCTACGGTAGCCAGCTCAATCTCGGTGATGCGCTCGGTGACAAGCTCCGTCCTGGCAACCTCCACCTGCTCGGTGGGGGTCTGTACAACCGTGACGATGGTGTCAATGCTCACGCCTGGAACCTCGTCACGCTCGGCACAACAGCCACGCTGCCGCGCCAGAGCTTCACCACGTCGCCGTTCGGGAAGGCGATCAGGAGGTCATAGACGCCAGCCGTCCACGGGATGACAGCCGTGTCCTCGTCCTGCACCCGGATTCGCACCGTGCCGGCCGCGCCGCCAAGGATGATGCGCCCGTTCAGGGTGGAGAGGGTCAAGAGCGGGATGGCCGATTCCAGATCCTCGCGCACATGGCCCAGCGCGGTGCACCCGGTCAAGTCGATTGGTACGCCGGTTGCCTGCGCCGTCCACGTACCAAGCACGTTGAGCGTGGCGCCCTTCTCGATGATGAGGTTCAGCTTTGCGGCGGCCATGCGTTACACCATGAAGGGTTGGTTCACCTGCGGCGTGTCATGCCGCGAGTTGCGGCGCATGTCTGCGTCGGGGCGCTCGCCGAAGTAGGCCGTGAAGAATGCCAGCCCAGCCGCGGCGCGCCCGGCGCTGACAACCTCGCTGTCCGGCACGCTGAAGGCGCGGTAGTTGACCCAATCCACCAGCCTGCGGTGGTGCATGGAGTGCAGCTCGGGCTCGTCGGCGTCCGCCTTCATTGGCTCCAGCGGCGTGCGGTAGCCCTCGATGTAGAGGGTGCCCGGGCTGTTGGGCGCGTCCACCAGACGGATGTAGCGGTCGGTCTGGATGGCGTAGTCAATCCAGCTGTTCGTGTGCACAGCGCCCTCGCGCCAGTCGGGGCGCATCCGGGCCATGGACTCGTAAGACACGAGCCGGATGTTCTCGCGGTTGGATGCGCCCGCCTTGCGGAAGCTGATGTGGCTGATCTCGTAGACGTTGCCGGGCAGCTCGTAGACGGAGTTGCCGGCCTTCACGGACACGCGGATGCCGGAGTCGTGGATCAGGCGCCGGCGGATGCACGCCTCGTCCACGGCCTCGTTGAACCAGCGGCGCACGTCAGCGTCCCGCCAGAGGTATGGCTTGTCCGCCTCCGCGACGCCGATCAGGCCATCAGCCCGGTCATCAGCGTCCGCGCGGAAGGCGGCGATCAGCTCGCCTAGCGTCATGGCTTAGATCGCGCCGTACTGGTCGATGAAACCGACCACCTGGGCGCGCAGCTTGGCGGTGGACGCCTTCTGGTCGAGCTCCTGCCGGTAGTTGTTGCGGGCGTACTCGGCAAGGGCCTGCTTGTCCATCGTGTTCACGCGGTCGTACAGGTCCTGCAGGTCGCTGCGCTGCAGGCGGTCGGCGTCCTGCTCGGCCTTGGCTTGGTTCAGCAGCGCGTCCGTGTCGTCAGCCTGGGGAGTCTGCACGCTGGCCTGCGCCTGGGAGAGCACGGTGCCGCGCTCGAACTGGTCGGCATGCTTGAGGAAGCTGCGCGCCAGCTCTGGTGGCACCGCGCGGGTCTGGCCGGCCTTGAACGTGAGCTTGCTGCCGTACAGGCGGTCGTAGAACGACTCGTCGCGGCCAATGTAGGTCACGGCCACGAGGTCGGTGCGCCGCGGGCCGTCTGCCGGCGCTTCGCGTGGCTCCAGCTCGGGGGCAATCTGGCGCATGGATACAACCACGGCGCGGTACAGATATTCCTCGGTCTTCTGTTCGTTGGGCAAGTCCTCGAACGGGATAAGCATTGGGTGCGTCTTGGCGTCGTTGTCGCGCTTCTTGCCGGGTTTCCAGCCCTCGGCCTTGCGCGCGCGAATCCAGTCGGCGTGTGCCACTTCGGGGGGCACGTTGGGGTTGTCGATGACGGCTTGCGCGCGTGCGATGGACGCGGTGCGCTTGTCCTCACTGGCTTCGTTCCAGCTTGTCTGCTGGTTGTCGCCAATGGACGCCCGGTAGGCAGCCATGACTTGATGCGCAACGAGCGCGATATGTGACGTTTTCATGTGTGGCTCCGGGCTGTTGAGTGGAAAGACGGGCGGCACGGGTTCATAACTCCCGCACGGCCCCGGTCAGACGCTTAGCGCGGGCCTTGCAGCTCGCCGACGACAACAATGTCCACGCGGCCGTTGCCGCCGGTGGCGGCAGCCGTCACCGTCAGCGTCAGCCAAGCTGGCTTTGGCAGGGTGACAGGCTTCTTGGTGCCAGCGGCGCGCACGCGGCCCACCGTCAGCGGCAGGGCGGCAGCGAAGTACTCGTCGTCCTGCGGCTGGTTGGCGTCGTTGTAGTCGCCCTGGTACTGAAAGCCCAGCTTGCCAGCCAAGCCGCTGAATCCCGTCGAGACAATCGCCTGGAAGTCATCCAGACGCATGCCTTCGGGCAGCTCGCCAATCTGAATCACGTCGCCGACTACCGGCGCCGCGCTCCCGCTGTAGTTCTCGATGACCCCGGCGGCGTTAGCCATGAGGATGAAACGGAAGACGCCAGCATTGCCGTAGGGCGACGGTGCGCCGTGCTGCATGAGCGGCTTGAGAGTGTTGCGAATGTTTGCCATGATGTTTGCTCCTGTGGAATGGGGTGCTTGAGGGCGGTGCGGGGGGGCCGAAGCCCCCCCGTTCAGCTCTTAGCGGCGTGCGCCGATGATTGGAACTGCCGTGTCGATCACGGTCACACCGTAGTCGGTCACCTCGTCAGCTCCGCCGCCGTGGTTCACGGAGTAGCGAATCTTCGAGGTGCCGCGGATCGTGCCGATCAGCACTTCCATCTTGTCGCCGTGGTCCATCTCCTTCTCGCTCCAGAAGAAAGGCATGCTGCCGTTCTTTTCCGGTGCGGCCGCGAACGCCTGCGCCACAGCCTGTCCACCCAGCAGGATGGCCCGGTCAACCGCGAACGTGGTGCCGAAGGAGGCTGGCACGAGAGCGGACGACTCCACTTCACTTCCAAAGTCGGCGGCGTATTTGATAACGTCACCGGCATAGAAGCGAATCGGCTTGGGCATCTTCACGATGAGCACGCCATTCCAGAGGCCCGCATCGCCCAGGAACAGGGGGTGCATGCCGGCCATGCTTGCGCGGGCCATGCTGGACGCCTGGAACTGGCGGAATGCCGGGTCTGTGGCGAACGAGCTGTACTGCGCGCTGGACACCAGCAGGACACGCAGCGGGCTGTCTGTTGCGGCCTTGTCGCCCTCGAACCTCACAGGCGGCGGTGGCAGGGCAATCTGCTCCATCGTCGTGCGGATGCCGTCGGCCGTGTCCATGCGGAACAGGTCGGTGGTCTGCAGGTCAACTTCGCCAGCGACGACGTTGAAACCCTTGATGCCGCCGTTGTCGGCGATGTAGTGGCGGTTGCGTGACGGGGCGCGCACGGTGTTCACCATGATCGCCTGGAAGTCGGGGTCCGACTCCGTTGGCACGACCCACTCGATGTTGTTGTGGTGGCCGCGGGCGCCAGCCATGTGCACCAGCAGGGACTGGTCAATGTAGCGGTCCATCAGCGACTGGGCCACGGGCCGGGCCAGCGCGCGGAAGTCCACGGGCGAGCGAATGTCGGTCATCGTGTTGCCGGTGTCGATCGGGAAACGCGCCTGATCGACGCGCAGCCGGTCCTTGGACAGGCTCATGCCCGTGCCGCGGCCTTCGGCGTATCGGCTGCCCATGATCGGCTTGGCGCCGACAGGGTTCAGCAGGTGAAAGTTCACCTCGTCGCCGGAGTTTTTGCCCAGGTCCTGCACTGTCACGATGGGCATGTGCTGGCTGGTCTGCTTGCGCATGGTTGCAATCGCACCGGACGTACCCTTGGGCATGGCACCCGTCAGGCGGTTCATGGTGGTGTTGCGCTGCATGTGCATGGCGAACAGGCCAGCGGCCTGATTAACCATTGCCATGGAATCGCCATAGGCGACGTTGGTCTTATTCGGCATGACTGCCTCCTTCGTTGGGAAAATGCCCCGTCATCACGACGGTGCGTTTACTAATGGGCCTTGCGTCTACTCGTTCACAAGCTCTGGTTCAGGAAGTCCTCGATCTGCTTGGGCGTCAGGTTCTGCATCGTGTCCAGCAGTTGCGGTCCTTCCATCTGCCTCATGGCCTCGAATCGGCTGCCCGGCCCTGGCTGCCCCGGAATATCCGAGAGCGAGGCCGGGGCGGGCTGCTGAACCTTGGCTATCAGCGTCTTGGCGGCAGCTTTGGCGTCGCCTGCCGACGTTTCCGTCGTCTGAGCCGGTGCAGTGGCGGCCTTGAACGTGTCCAGGAACTCAATCACCTCGGCGGTAGAGCCTTTGGTCAGGACGGCCTCATAACCCGCCCTGGCAAAGCTCGGCTGCCGGTTGATCCAGGCGCTCAGCTCCGCACTCTCGGCAATGGACTGGGCATCTGGATGCCTCGTCAGCACTGCGCGGTAGTGCGCGTCGGTGGCGGATTCGGCCTGCGACTTCTGCAGCGGGGCGACCACTTGGGCCATCTCGCTGCGGATTTGCGAAACCTGCTGGCTCACCAACTTCTGGATGCCCTCGGCGATTGCCTTCTCGGAGAAATCCCCGAATAGGTCAGCATCCACGCCCGCGTCGATGGCCGCTGCAGCTTGCGCCGCGTTGGTATCTGCTTGGGTAGGTGCCACGCCTGCGTCAGCCCGGGCTTGAGCGGCTGCCCGTAGGGCCTCCAGCTCTTGCGCCTGCGCCTCGGCCTGTGCCTTCCAGTGCTTCTCGCCTTCGCGCGCCTCCACCAGCTTTTCGTAGGGGATGGTGTGAACACCATCTCGGGCCAGCACCGTGGCTTTCGCCGGGTCTGGCTCCTGCTGGGGGGGAGCGTTGTTTCCTGTCTCGTTCTCGGTGCCTTGAGGCTCCGATGGGTTCTGTTCCGCGTCAGGGGCAGCGTCGGGCGCGCTGCCTGCATCCGGTTGCCCGGTATCGCCCTCGTGCAGTTCCAGGAACTGCGCCGCCTGTGCGGGTGTCATCACGCCATCTGGCGCCTGCGTCTGCAAAAACTCGTTCTGTGTTGTCATGCTAGGCCCACCGCCGTGTATCGCCACGGCAGCAAAGGAGGGTTCGCGCGTTCGACTGAGTGGGGCGTCGGGGTCTTCCAACCCTCTGCCCCTCCCAATCTCCAGCTCGGCGCCGGTTGCCCGGTGCCTGGGGATTGCAACGCTTCACAGCGTGGCGGTATCGCCAGTAGCTTGTGGCTGCTGACTTGTGAGCGACTGTGCCGCCATCTGCCTGCTAAATCAAACCCTACACGGAGGAAGTGTGCGCAGACGTGAAAAAGCCACCCGGAGGTGGCCTTGCGGGGGGGGCGCCCTGGTGCCTATCGCGGCCCCTCGTCTCGCTCACAGCCCAGCAGGCCCATCATGTCCTCGTCGGGCCGCTCTGCCGGGCCACTGGCTGGAAGGATGGTGGCGTGCGGCGTGCTGGCAGCCCTTGCCATGCGGTGCTCACGGTCGCAAGTCGCATAGTCCTCCAGAATCAACAGGTGCTGGCGCGCGTTCTCGAGCGCGTTGTCCATGGCCGCGGTATCGCTCGGCATCTCCAGGGCGCCGCGGCTGTAATCAGGCGGGTTGTTGATGGCCTTGACCTCGTAGCCGTTGTGCAGTAACAGCTTGCACACCACCATCGTGGGGGACAGGCGCTGGTAGGAGGTCTTCACCACCATCTTTTCCGCATCCTCGCGGCTCACGCGGGCAGCCACCGGGGAGAATGCTTCGAGCACGGCTGCAATTGGGTCGGCGCTCATGGGTTGGCGCCGCTCTGGGGCAACTCGGCATAGTCGCTCTCTGGTGCCGGCTCGCCCTCCTGGCGCAGCGGCACACTCGTGCGCAGCAAGATATTGCCCCCGGGCGGGAATACGTGCAAGTCAACGGTGCCGTTTTCATTCACTCCCGCGACGATAGCCGCCATCCGCTGATTGCCGTGATATTCGGGCTCGCGGTAGTGAATGATGCGCCCGACGGTGGGCTTGATGGCGGTGGTCAGAATGGCTCTCCTTGCAGGTTGTCGGCCGTATCGGCTGTCTCGATGCCGGCCATGGGTGAGGCTCCATCGTCAGGGACGGGTGGGAACAGCGGGCTTGTATTCTGCGCCACGTCGGGCGCCCCTGCCAGCGGCATCTCGCCTGCAACTGGCACCAGAGGCTGGGACACCATGGGGAAATTCGGGTCATCGCCCCCCGGGCTCGGCCGCTTGTACCCTGCGCCCTGCATGATTGCGTCGGCCACGGGTGCAATCTGCGGGATCGCGGCGATCTGGCTGCCGGCCTGCATGGATGCGAACGCGGCCTGCACACCCTTGACCACAGTGCCGGCAACGATGCTCTCCAGTTCGGCCTGCATCTTCTCGGGGCTGTACTTCAGGTTCACTTCCCGCTCGCGCAGGTCCAGCTCCCGTATGCGGTTGTCGTTGCCGGCTTTCACCAGGGCCTCGGCCACGGCCTGCTTGATCTGTTCCTCGATCTGCTCCGGTGTCTGCTTCTGGTCGGTCGCGCGGATGGCCTCCACCACGTCCTTCTTGAAGGGCACGTCCATGAGCGACACGAGGAACGGCATGACGGCCACCTTGTACTGGTCCGGCAGGCTCTTGACCGCCTCGCTCATGGCGTTGAGCTGCTGGCCGCGGTAGCTGGCGGTGCTCGGCACGTCCTGCAGCGCCACCTTCAGCCGGGTGCGGTGCAGGTCGTTGGACAGGTACGGCAGGCCAGTCTCGGGGTGCGACTCGGGTTTGTTGAGCACCACCGTCCTGTCCTCCCTGACCGCATCGCCCTCGATGATGATGGTCTGCTCGCCGGTGCCCATGTCCTCGATGAGCATGGACATAAGCAACTCGCCCACCTGGGAGCGCGCCGTGCGGAAGTTGTCCATCAGGTGGCCTAGCGACATATTGCTCTGCTCTACCTGTGTCTGCTCCTGCAATCCGCTCGTGGCGGTGCCTTGCCGGCCGGCGAAACCTGCTGATACCCCTGATACCCGCTCGATGCTCGCCCTGGCGTTGGTCAGCATCTCGAAGTGCTGCTGCGTCAGGGTGTAGTCGCGCTTGACCTCGAATCGCGCCCCAGGCTTCGCCATCTCGACCTGATTGAGCACGATGTCCGCGTCCGACCGGGAAATCTGCGAGCGGAACTGCTCGTCCGTCATGTCCACAGCGCCCTTGGTGCGCTCCGTCCTGACGACACTCATGCCCCAGCGCAGCTTGCTGGTGCCGCTGTTCAAACTGTCCTGCGGGTAGACCATGCCGCGGACGTAGCCGTAGGGCACACCGGTGCGGTCCTCGCGGAAGCCGTCGAAGCGGACGTATGGAAACTTGCAGTGCGGGTAGGGGCTCGCCTCGTCGGACAGCTTGTGCGGACCCAGCCAGTAGCTGCGGCGGATGCGGGGCACCGGCGCCCTTGTCACCTTAGCGACACCCGTGTTCATGGCGTAGACGTGCGCCGGGTTGTTCTCGTCGAACTCCACCACGCGCCCGTCCGGCGCCATCATTACCGGCACGCTCACCCAGCGGCGATACCAGAGCTCGCACGCCTGCAGCTCGCGGGTGGTGCGGTTGTACCAGCGCGCTTCCTCGATGGTCTGCCCGCGCCCCTCGGCCCATGCGCTGTTCAGCCCGGTGGATGCGCCGGTGGCCTGCGCCTCCGATTGCACGCCCCACCAGCTGGCGCCGTGCTTGCCCAGGCCGAGGATAAGCTCGCGGTGCTGCGGAAATGACAGCGCGATGCGCTCAGGGCGCAGCCAGCGGTGCCGCAGCAGCCAGCGCATGTTCTTTTGGTCGGGCCCGCTGGTCATGTCCCAGGCAATCTCGTTGCGGTGCACGGCCTGACAGCGGTACGGGTAGGCGAACGGGTCGCTGTCGCGGCTGACCTCCACCCAACCGATGCCGACAGCTGCCTGGGGGCGGAACGCCTCGCTGCACGCCCTGTCGGCGCCCGATTCCCGCTCGGCCTCGTTGAGCTTGTAGTTGAGCGCGTCCGCCACGTCCTGGCCGCCGGTGCCGCCCGCGGCTGTGACCCTCCAGTCCGTCCGCATGCTGGCCTCGTAGCCCTGGACCGACAGAATCGCAGGGCCAATCAGGTCTTCCACCGCGGGCGGGATGCCGTGCATGGCCTGCCGGCGCAGCAACTCGCTGTCCAGCTGGTTGCCGTCGGCGTAGTCCATCTCCTTGTCAGCGATGCGCCTCCACTCGGGCTGTTCCTCGCGTTCCTCGAGGATGGCGAGGTATTCCTCGCGGGTCATCCCGCCTTCCTCGGCGATCACGTCCGCCCCGGCCTCGTCGTTGGATGCCGCGTCACCGTCGTAGCGTTGCTCGGCGTCTTCGGTCGGCTGCGTGTCGTACATGGTCGTGTCCTTCAGGTGCGCCAATCGGGCGGCGGTGCGGGTTTGTACGTGGATGCGGAGGTAACGCTGCCCAGCAGGCCCAGCTCCTTGGCCTGCGCCCACTGCCGAAGGGCGTCGGCACCCTCGCTGCAGCCGTTGGCCTTGTCAGGCTGGTCAGTGTGTCGGTTGTCGGCGCGGCTGAACCGCTTGCGATAGCCCTCGATGCGCTGAATGCCCAGCTTGGCCTCGGCCTCATCGAAGTACGCGCCCTTCAGGTGCTTGCGGGTCTGCTGGATGCCGGTGATTAGCTCGGTGATGCGGGGCACCACGACGAACCTCTGCCCTGGCAAAAGCTCCTGCAGCATGTCCTGCGTGCTCTTGTTGTAGTCGCCCAGGCGCTTGTGCTCCGCGTCGTGCGGCAGGTAATGAGTACCAAACAAGTAGCCGCGCTCCTTGAGCTGCACGACGTAGTGGCGCAAGTCTTCGTTGTGCGCCTCGTAGTAGTCGGGGAATCTGTCCTCGCCGCGCAGGTCCTGGTGGAACCACACTGCACAGCCGTCGCTGTTGCCGATGTCCCAGAACGTGTTGACCGGCAAGTCCAGCACAGCCACGCGGGTGATGCCGCCCCGCTTCCTGACGGCGATCATGTCCTTGGCGTAGTAGTTGCCCTCGCTGCTGATCTGGAACGCCTCGGACGGGGATGACGGGTATTCCTGCCACATCCGCTCCTCGGCGCCGGAAAAGTCTGCGCTCTTGGTCGCCACGTACCAAGCGCGCTGCTCGGGGTCGAGCTTGATGCCGGCGGCTTCCTCCAGCTCGTCGAAGTACAGGTGTTCCGCCTGGGTGATGCTGACGTTGGATGCCTCAAGGCGGTAGCGCGGCTCCATCCACCACGCATAGAAGTGCAGCCGGTAGTCCTTCTGCGTGAGCACGGCTCGACCGGCTTCGAGCTTGTTCGCGCGCTCGACCATGTTGTAGAACTCGCCCTCCCTGCCCTCGGACGTGCTCTCTATTACCAGCACGCCATTCGTGGGCACCGCGGGAATAGAGCCGGTGACGACCTCGGCCGCCTTGTCGGGGAACTTGGCGCATATCTTGCCGAACTCGCTGACGTGCAGCCGGTGGATGGTGCCCGACCGCATTGACGTAGCCACCCGCACGGATGAGTTGTTGTGCTCGAACAGCAGCTCGCTGGCCGAATCGCGCTTCAGCGGGTATCGCTCGCGTATCTCGTCGGGCAGGTTGTCGTAGCCGAACTTCACTTTGTCGCGGAAGATGACCTCGGCCGCGTCCCTGTCCTGCGCGATGATGCCGCACCGCTGGTCGGCGTTGAAAAGGGCGTGGTCGAGCCACAGCACGGCGACGAGCGTCGTAAACCCCAGCTGGCGGGCCTTGAGGATGAGGTTTCTGTGCCACAGCCGGGTGATAAAGCGCCGCTGGGCTGCGTTGGGCACGAACGGCATGACCAGCGAGTCCTCGCCGTCGTCGCCTTTGATCATGATCTTGTAGAGCGAGCCGCTGAAGATTCGCCACTCCGGGTCGGCCAGCAGGCGCGCCAAGTCCTCCCGGCTCTTTGGCAGGGGCTGGCTGGCTCCGGCTTGCACGAGCGCCATGCGTCAGTCTTCCGTGCGCTCTGGATCGTCTGCCACCGGCTTGAATCCGTTGCTGTTGCCGCCGGCGATGGTGTGCAGCAGCGTTGTGAGCGGGTCGGTGCGCTGCGCGTTGTCCTCGCGGTACAGACCCAGGTGCTTGAACACCTTTTCCATGGCTTCGAGCTTGTTGAGCATGACCACCTCCATGCCGTTCTTGGTGATCTTGGCCCCAGCGTAGAGCGCCGCGGCGTTGGGTGAGAGGTTGCGCGTGTCCATCAGGACGGTGCGCGCGAGGCCGTCGCCCATGCACTCGGGGCACTCGGGTGATGGCAGGAGCAGGCCGTTGAATCCAATGCCGCCCTTCTCGTCGAACTCGGGCGCGTCCGGACGGAGCAGGTAAGCCTCGCGGTCGCGGTTCATCTCGCCCACGGTGCGCTGGTACTTGTGGCCTTCGCCGTAGCAGTGGCGGCAGCAACCGACCTTCACCTGCACCAGCTCACGCGGGTCGGCGGTAGCGATGCGCCAGACAGCGCGCAGGGCGTCGTCGGCGCTGATCTCGGTGCGCTGCTGCCGCTTGAGCTGTGCGGCGGCGATTTCGTCCTGTATGTGAACTTTCGTCAACAGGTTGTGCGCTATCTCACGCGCCGTATGGGCGCTGTAGCCGGCCCTAGTGGCCGCTGCCGTGCCGTTGAGGTCGATCAAGTACTCACGGACGAACTGCGCCTGCTTGGCCGTCAGCGGGCTCTCCTTGGACGGGGTGGTGGTTGGTTTGGTCTTTGCCATCCGGCAATGGTGCCGGCGCTGCGTGCGTGGCGCAAACCCTACAGAGGGATGGCTGATGTTTATTTGCACTTTGTGCAGTGTTCCCTATTGACACACTGCACATTGTGCAGCGTAATGGAGTTCCCCACGGGGGCGAGACAAACCTATCCAACCCTGAAAGACCAACATGAAACGCATCTACACCCACTCCACCACGACACAGGACATTCGCAACCGCATCGCTGTCGAGGCGCGCATCGTCCGCAAGCTCATCCGCAACGGCGTCACGAACGGCTGGGAGGTGTGCGTGGATGACGGCAGCGACGACGAGCTCATCCGCGGCACGCAAAACGAGCTGATGGAGGGCGTTTTCGCAGTCGAGGAAGCGCACCTGTACTTCCGCAAGTCGATTAACTGCCGGATGGTGCGCTGCTGCGTGTGGCTCGTAATGGGCAACGACGGCTTTGATGTCATGGCCGACTACAGCGTGCACCCGGCGTTCGAGGCCGAGATCACAGGCCCGGTTGACGCCTACGTTGACAGCCTGATCCCGTCCTGAGAGCGGTCTGCATGCCCCGTGACAGGGGGCATGAGGGCCTTTTCTCCCCAACCAACCACCAAGGACACGACATGAAAACGAACCTACCTACCGCCTGGGCTATCTGCGACTGCTGCGAGGGCAACGGCAAGGTTGACCACCCTGCGTTCTCCAACGGCTTTACCTCATCCGAGTGGGCTGACATGGACTACGACGACCGCGAGCGGTACCTGGGCGGCGCCTACGACGTGCCGTGCCGCGAGTGCAAGGGCAGCGGCAAGGTGCGGGTGCGGACCACGCCGCTGACATTCGGCGAAAAGCGCGTGCTGGTGCGCCAGCGCAGGGAGGCTGAGTGGCGCGCCGAGAGCGCCGCAGAGTACGCCGCCGAACGCCGCATGGGCGCCTGATCCCACCCGGTTGCCCTGCGTGCAGGGCTCCCGAGTGGCATTAGCCGCTGATCCCAACCAACCACAAAGGAACACGCCATGCGAACAATCGACCTCTACACCCGACTGACCCACCGCTACGTCGGCGAGTGCAAGGACATGGACGAGCACCAGCTTGTCGTCACGGCGAAGGCCACGCCCGAGCGCGTCGTCCGCTACGGCGGGGAAATGGAGGAAGGCGCGACGACCATCAGCAACGTGTTCCTGCCGGCCGGCACAGATACGCGCAAGGCGGCGCGGGCGCTGACCGATACGCTGAGCGCACACGGCTGCGCGTGCGAGTACGACTGCTGCGGCTGCGCGAGCTATTACGCCGACGTGAAGGTTCTGGGGCCGCGCCGGCTGCTGGCGCGCGTGAGAACAAGCTACAACTACTGAGAGCCATCCACCCACCCCCTCTGAAAGCCTAAAAATGACCTCTGAACAGCTCCGCTCATGGCAGGAAAGCCTGGAGCTCACCACCGAAGCGGCGGCCGCGTCGCTTGGGATGAGCCTGTCTGGCTACTATCAGCTCCTGGCTGGCCGGCACCGCGGCACCGGCAAGCCCCAGGAGGTTGACCGGCGAACAGCCCTTGCGTGCGCAGCGCTCAAGAAGGGGTTGAAGCCCTACGGCGGCTGACCCCGCCAGACGAAAAAAAGGCCACTCTCGGGTGGCCTTTTGCATTGGTGCCGCGCGGCTCAACCCACCGCATCGTCTGGCGCGGCGCTCATTGCGATGTCGATGGAGACATCAAGCGATTGCGGGCCTACAGTGTTTACCCACTCCGATCCCTCTCGCTTTTGATTACGCTTCCAGACAACGGCAGCAAGCGGACTGATCGCCTCATGTTCACCGCGCAACCAGCGATACCGCGCCGCGTCCTTTGCATCGGCTGACATAGCCAGTGGCGAGTCGTTCTTGCCCTTTGTTTGGACTGCCGCTACGCCGGTCGTTGGCACATCGGCAGGACGCCAAATGTGGCCGCAGCCGTGGCAGAGATGGCTACGGTGTGGCGGGTTGCACCACAAGCCGTGCACCTCGTCCGTTAAGGCGCTTTCGGTGGCTGTCTGGCCTGGGTAGAACTGGCCTTCGGGTTTGTCAATATGCTGCTCGCCACACTTCGGGCAGTGCAGGACCATTGGGATGGGCGCTGCGGTCTTTGCATAGGCACCGGCTGCCCACTGGTTGGCACGCAAGAAGTCGCGGCCAAACTTGAACAGTTGCTGTGTAGTGAAGAGGGGTTGACTGTCCCAGCTCTGCTCGTCTAGGTGCAGCTTGCTGCCTTCCGATATGTCGCCGACCCATGCAGCAGGCACAGGGGGTGGTGGTGGGTAGATCGTGATCCTATTCATTGCGGCTCTCTTTCGTTGTCGGCTGGCAGTGCTTGTGCCAGCAGGGCGCGGATAGCTGCCGCAGCATCTCCTGCTCGCACGTTGCCAAGGATGCAAACATTGACCCCCCACGATTCGCAGCACACGAGCATTTCGGTTAGCGTTTGTCGCTGCTCATCACTCAGCCCTGCCGGTGCTGGTGGCTGGGTGGCGGCAAGCCGTTCGCCAGTAGCCGCACAGTAGCCACAAAGCAAGCAGTCTGCGGTTCTAGCGGCGGGTTGTTGCGGCGCCGGTGGCTGCTCTTGGGGTGTAGGGTGTTCCATCATTTCTTCTTTTTTGTTTGTGCCAGCGGGTCGGTTGCCCTGCTCAAATGGTCGGCTTGCCCCCTTCGTCATCACCCTGGAACATATCGCCCTGGCTGCGCTCGAATGCCACGATGCTCCTGATGATCGCGGCGATCCGGGGGTGCCAAGTTGACGGGTACAGAGCAAAACAATGCGACCCAGCGCCACCTGTTTTGGGGCGGTTGTCTTTGGGCGGCTGCTCGCCGAACTCACGCGCGTACTCTGCCTGCACGCGACTGCCAACCGACCAAGATTGGCTGTTGGTGGGGGTGATGCCAAGCGCGCCGAACACCTGCATCACCGTGATGCGGCCGTGCGGATTTGTGTTGTCGGTCATGCAAACCTCGGCTTGAACGGCGGGCGGTTGGCGTTGGGGGCGGTCTGGCTGGTCTTGGTTTTAGCTTTTGGCATGTAGCGCTTTCAGTTGGTTGATGATGTCAGCCTGCGCTTTGAGCTGGTGGAGCAGGTCATAGATCCGGGCGCGCAGTTCGCCCAACTCGTCACGCTGCAGCCGAATGATGTTCTCGGCGTCAGATTGCGACAGGTTCTTGCATGCCCCCGTGTGCGTGTACTCCCGGGTCACTTGGTTGTGCTCTTGTGCTTGATGTGATCGTCTGATCCCCTGCGGGTCGGTGCCGGCCCAAGGTCGGCGCTTGTGAGGCGGCCGGCGAAGGGGCGGCGCGGCGCCGGCACGGCGTATTCGCCGCCGGGTGGCGGGTAGAGGTACAGCCGCCCTTCGCGTGTGATGCTGTAGCGCAGCCGGTCTATGTTGTAGTCGCGTGTCCCTGAGACGTGCTGGCGCTTCCGCAGCTCGGATATTTCGCCCTTCACGGACTTCATCCCCAGCGCGGCGCAGACTTCCTCCAGGCTGCTGCGCGGATTGCTGCACAACTCCAGCAGCACGGCTCGAATCGAATCCTCGGTCATTGGCTGCGTCTTTCCAAGTGTGCCATCGTCATGCGCTCACCGGCCGGGAACCGCTCGTCGCGCCAGCGGTTGTAGGCCGCGACGAAGGTTTCGTTGTCGTAGTCGGTGCAGTCCTCGTCATTGGGGCCAACGGCCATGGGGTGCACCCACGCCGCGGCGAACCCGTTGACCACGCTCTTGCGGAGCACGAACCGCAGGCCCTTGTGCGCCAGCGTGCCCTTCTGGTACTTGCTCACGCCGGCACCTTCGCGGCGCGCAGGCTGATGCAGTGCTTGATGATGGCCGTCAGCATGTTCTCGAAGTCGGCCGCGCGGTACAAGGTGGCGCGCTTCATCTTGTCTGTGCCGCAGGAGACGAACCCAAGCTGCCGCAGCCCTTCGCCGGTGATGGTGAGCGGGGCCAGCATGGCGTTGATCTGCGTGAGGCTGCAGGCATCCTCTGCCGGCGGGGTGGCCGTCTCTGGCGGCGAGGTCGATGCGAGCAGCCCCTGCGGCACAAACGTGCCAGACATTACCCGCTGCACTGCGCGCAGCGATGCGGCCTCCTGCTCCTGCGCCACCCGCTCCCGCTCGGCCTGCTCCTTCTCGGTCCGCTCTGCGGCCTCTCGGGCGATGCGCTCCACGCGCTGGCGCTCTGCCTCGGCCTGCATCTCCTGCCGGCGCTTGTGCTCGGCGCAGCGGCTATCCACGATGGCCTGCAGCGCGGCCGCGTCCTTCTTCTGCACCAGCTCTGCCCGGTCGGAGAACAGGAAGGCCAGCTCCGGCCCGGCCGCCTCGATGATGGCAAGGTTGGTCTGGATGCGCTCCAGCCGCTGATTGACCTCCACCTTGGCGTTAGCCACGGCCGCGTCCAGTGCGGCAACTAGCCCAGCCTCCGACTTCTTGTTCCGCATCGCGCCTTCGAGGTCCACTGTGCAGCCCGTGATGTACGGGCTCGGCAGCCATGCGTTGCAGCCCGCAATGTGCTCGCGCACGGTGGCGCGGGCCTTGTCCAGCAAGCTGGAGCGCAGCGCGTCCTTGAACGCGGTGGCGCCGCGTGTCAGGTCCAGCCGCAGGGCTCGGGCCTCGGCCGCGATGGCGTTCATGATCCGGTACGCCGCGTTCATGTCGGCGTTCTTTGCCATGGACAGCTCCTTGGCCTCGGCGATCCTGCTCTCGATGCCATGGCACCACTTTATGGCCTGCTCCCCGTCCGCTACTTCCTCGCGGGTGGTCAGGCTGCGGTTGATGGTGGCGAAGACGGCTGACGCCTTGCGCTGGTAGTCCGCGAGGTTGCTGTCGACCACGGCGCCGGAGATATTGATGTGCAGCGCCGGCAGGCTATCGGGCGTGTGGCCCACCGCGCGGGGCGGGATCGCGGCCGGCTCCACGTAATTAGCAACTTCGAGGTCAAACTGCCTCCAGGCGGCCAAAAGCTGCTCGCGCCGGCCGGGAACGGGCTTGTATTCGCACTCTGCCCACTTCTCGCGCGTGCCGTCGCTGCACACGAAAACGACCCGCTCGGCGCCTGTGACGTAGAGCTGGTGCTCAAGCTGCCAGTAGTAGCAGGGGGACAGTTCTTCGATAGCCACTTCTCGGGCCAGCTCCAGCGAGTAGAGCTTGTGCTCGAACAGCGTGCTGTCGTCCATCGTGATGCCGTCCACGGACGCCAAGAACCTGTCGTCCTCGTTGCTCACGGCCGTGACCGGGTACAGGTCGCCGAACCGGCGTTCCTCCAGAATCGTGCGCGCCGCGGCCTCGGCCTCGTGGCCGCTGTCATAGACGGCCTGCACGATTGGGTGCACCGGGGGCACGCCGCCGCCGGCCTTGCGGCGCAGCAGCTCGTTGCGGGTCATGTGCGGGCTCGCGCCCATGATGACCGGCGCTTCGCTGGCGGTGTTGCGCGTGGCGCGAGCGGCATGCCACTCAGGGCTGCCCTGCTCTACCGCGAGGATGGAGTAGGACATTACGCGGCTCCCTGGGCTGCCAGCTCGTCGGCGCGCTTGGTGTAGATCGCGGCCAGCTCGCGGCGGTGATGCGCGTCTTGCACTTCGCCCATTAGGTCGCCAGCCTCAGCCAGCTCGTCCATGTCAGCGGCCTTGTGGATGGCGCTGGAGACGCTGGCATAGGTCGGCACGAACACGTCATTGCCGGCCAGCGCTGCTGCAGGCGGCTCCGCTGCGGGCGGGGCGCCCTTGCCAATCGGCTTGACATACGCCGGGTCTAGCGCCTCGATGGCTTCCTTCTGCTCGTCTGTCAGCGGGTGCTTGCTGCTGGCCTTCTTGATGATGCCGTCCACCTTGGCCCGGCCTTCCTCGATGGCCTTGCGCCACTCGGGCAGGCGCTGCTCGAACAGGTCGGCGGGCCAGGATGTCGGCTTCACTTCCACAACCGGCCCCATGTGGCGCTCGGTCGGCGTGTCCATCAGTTCCTCGGCCACCGCCACGCCGCGCAGCACGTCGGGGAACACGTCGCGCAGGGCGAAGGCGCGCGCGCGCATCTGGCGCATGCGCTTGGGGTACTGCGTCCATGGGCCCTGCTTGCCCAGCAGGCCGGCGAGCTTGGCGTCCTCCATGCTGAAGGCCCTGAACTGCTCGGGGCCCCCGCGCCGCTTGACGGTGCAGGTAGCGGTGGTGCCGTCGTCCGTCTCGCTGACGTATTCGCACAACGGGCTGGCGATCACGAGCGCGAGCACGGCATCGCCCCACAGCGACGGGCGGCCGTTGATGACCGCGAGATTCTGCAGCGCCTGCAGTGGCTTCAGGCCCAGCTCGGCGCCCCACTGCATGGCGATCAGGCAGTTGCCGGCCTTGCCCTTGAAGTCCTTGGGCACGAGGTCGCTCTCGGCGAGGTAGTCGGCGAACGTCAACGCCTGCTCGAACGTCTGCGGCGACAGGTCGAACGGCTTGTTTTCCACGGTGGCTAGTGTGTTCATAGTGCTCTCTCGGTTGGTTAATCGGTGAAAAAGGTGGTGTAGACGGAGTAGACGAGCAGGGCAACGATTGCCGCCATCCACAGCAGCAACAGCCAGTCGATCCTGATGTTCGTTTCTTTGTGGTCCTCGCACTTGCGGCCCAGCTCGCAGGCTTCGCAGGCGCGGATGTCCTCGGGGTCGAGGCGGCGCTTCCGGTCGAATCTCATGGCCGGCGGTTGAGTTCGTTCAGGCGCAGGATCGACTTTGCCGACTCGGGGTGCGATGCACCCAGGTCGAGGACCATCCAGCGGTGCCATGCGCGGGCCACGATGCGCGCGAGCATGCCCAGCGGCGTCCATTCGGGACGTGAGGGGCGGCAGTGGCGGCAGCTCATAGACTGGCGCTTTCCCGTGCAGCCATCTCCAGGATGGTCATGGCGGCGCAGTGGCGGTAGATGGCCTCGCGGCTGCCGCGCCCGACTGCAGGCACGGCCGCGCGGACAAAATCCACGATTGCGTCAAAGTGCTTGGCGTTGTGCTCGTCGGCCATCGCCCTGGCGCACGGGTCGCCCGCGATGACCGCGGAGAGAAAGCCACCGGGCTTGACGCCGTGGTTCGCGTACATGCTGACCGACACGCGGACGCGGTGCGGGATGTGCGGCGCCGGGTAGATCAGGCCGACGCTCTTGCCAACCAGCCCGCGAACAACCTTCTGCCCCGGCTCTGTCTCGGGCTCTTGCCCCAGGCTCAGGTTCAGGCTGCCGGCGCTGGCGATGCGCTGCACTTCCAGTGTCTCGGCGTCGTAGTAGCAGTAGTCGTCGTCGTTGATGCTCTCGGATGGAATCAATCCAACGAGGTGGGGCAGGAACTTGTGCAAGGCCGTTTCTCCAGGGTTTTGGTGAAGCTCCATTGTGCCTTACAAAAAGTGCTAATGCAACAAAAAGAACGGCTAGAATCTGCCGCATGCACAAGCTAACTCGATCACAACAGGCGCAAGGCAAGCGCGCCATGAAAAGAGTGTTGATTGCCGTTGGGGGTGAAACGAACCTAGCCAAACTGCTCGGCTTCAAGACCCCCGCACGCTTCGCACGCTGGAGGCAGGGCCGCGTCCCGGCCGAATACTGCCCAACCCTCGAACTGCTGTCCAAGGTGCTCTGCGAGGATTTGCGCCCCGACGTGGGCTGGGACGTGCTGCTCAGGCGCGGCGCCGCTGAAGCCCGGGCTGAAGCTCAAGAGGCGTTTGACTCCGCTGAGCGGGCGCTGTGATGCCAGAGCCCATTGTGTCCATGGATGAGATACGGCGCCGCGCTGAGGGCGCCGTCAAGGCGGCCATCGCAGGCTACACGCCACCCAACCCCTACCCGACCAGCTCCGCCGCTGCCGCCGCCTGGGATAGTCATTTCGCGCGCTGCCTCATTCTTGGGGTTGACGAGCCAGGGAGCCAATACGAATGAGCCGCTATCGCAAAGTCGAGGTGAAGACGTGGGTAGATGCGAAGTTTCGCAGCCTCTCCAAGCTGCCGCCGTCAGGGCAGAGCCTATGGCTGTATTTGATGACCGGACCGCACACTGGCCCGATCCCCGGGCTGTTTCAGGCGGGCCGGGCTGGCATGGCCGAATCGCTGCGCTGGTCGCCGGAAGCCTTTGGGGAAGCCTTTGCCGAAGTCTTAGGGGAAGGTATGGCGGAGGCTGACTTTGAGGCCCAACTGGTGTGGCTGCCAAAGGCTCTCCGGCACAACAAACCGGAGTCTCCGAACGTGGTGCGCGGGTGGCGCGATGCGGTTGATTTGCTGCCGGAATGTGCATTGAAACGCAGGGCGTTGGCGGCCATCCGCGAGCACCTCAAAACACTCGGTTCTCCCTATGTAGCGGCCTTCGATGAGGTGGTCCCCGCAGAGTGCTATTCGACCCCCCTTAAGCCTTCCGGTAAGGCTTCCCCGAAGGCTTCCCGTAAGGCTATGCCTAATCAGGAACAGGAACAGGAACAGGAACAGGAACAGGATAAATACAGGGAGAGCACCGCACCTGACGGCGCGGCACACACTGCACAAAGTGCATCGTTGACAGAAACGGACGATCCACCGGAAGCGCCACCACCCCCGCCGCCACCCCCAACACCCGCGCCAACGCCGGCCCCGTCACCCAGGCCGAAGCGGAAAGCTGCCGACGCGCTTGACCGGCCGGAGGACGTGGATCAGCAGACGTGGGACGACTGGGTGCGGCTGCGCAAGGGCAAGCGGGCTGGCGTGACCGCCACGGCGGTTGCCGGTGCCCGCGATGAGGCGGCGAAGGCTGGCCTGACGCTGGAGCAGTTTTTGAAAATCTGGTGCACCCGCGGATCGCAGGGGCTCGAAGCGTCGTGGATTCGCAGCAGCGAACGCCCCGCGCCCCGCTCCTTCGCCGAAGCGGAGCGCGAAGCCGGCTGGGCCCGCTGGGAGGAAATGACCGGCCGCAAGCACCCCGAACTCGAAAAACTGCGCGGCGATGTCATCGACGCGACACCATCATCCCAACCACCAGCGAGAATCGAACCATGAGCCTGAGCATTGCAGCCGTTGACCGCCTTTTTTCCCGCCTCTCGGCGACCTACGGGGCCGCGTGGGAGCGCGGCCACGGCACCATCCCACTCGGCGACTTGAAGGGCGCGTGGGCTCACGAGCTGGCCGGCTTCGCCAGCAACCTCGAATCGCTGGCGTGGGCGCTGGAAAACCTGCCGGAGCGTTGCCCCAACCCCATCGAGTTCAAGCATCTGGCCCGCCGTGCGCCGGTCGGCAACCCGGGGGCACTGAAGCTGCCGGAGCCGCCGGCCGACCCGGAGCGCGTGCGGCGGGAGCTGGCGAAGCTGGGCAACGTCATCGCGGCGCCGCAGCACCACGCCGGGCACCGGGCCTGGGCGTACCGCTCCTTGGAGCGCAAGGAGGCCGGCGAACTCATCTCGTCGTACTCCCTGAAGCTGGCGCGTGAAGTGGTCGCCATGGGGGCGCATTGAGGCCGTGCGAATGCTGCACCGAAGCGCGCGAGTTTGGGTACTCAAAGCTGCACTGTCCCTCGTGCCTTTGGTGCGGCGCCCGGCTGATCCAGCAGATCGGCAAGTCGCAGATAGCCGTGTCGGCGGCGAAGGTGCGCCAGCTCGTGCAGCTCGCCGTGTGGATGAACCACGGGCACTCGGAGCCGGAGATTCGCCGGCTGGTGAAGCTGCAGGAGGCGCCGATTGCGCCCATCGAGCCCGTTGTCGAGAAGCCGAAGCGCAGCGCGCGAAGGAGCTGATGCGATGCGCCTTCTAGGCATTGACCCGGGCGCGAATACCGGGCTCGCCGTCATCGACGGGCTCCAGCTCGTGTCGCTCGAAACTATCGAGCCGCTGCACATCGAGCGGCGCATCATCGCTATCGCGCCCGACCGCGTGGTTTTCGAGGACTCACGGCTGGAGACAAAGCTGTGGACGACGAACCGCGTGCGTGCGGTGGCGATGAGCATGGCCCGAAAAGTGGGCGAGGTTGACGCATGGTGCAAGCTGATCGCCGCAGCCTGCGGCGAGCTGCGCATCGCCTGCCACGGCATCAGCCCGACAACAAAAGGGGCCAAAGTGAACGCGGCCATGTTTGAAAAAATCACGGGCTGGCCGGCGGGAAAATCGAACGAGCAC